CTACTGGTTTTACTGGTACTAATGTCTCTCAAGTGTTGATGGAATTAAATAATAAGATAGGTGAATCTGGGGGGGTATCTTCCATTAACTGGTGGTAATATTAGAGGCAATGTTAATGTAGAAGGTAATTTTGGACTTCTAAAAAATTCTACCGCAACCGAGCCTGAAATTGCATTTGAATTAAATGGATCTCATATTAATGTTACTAATAGTGGGACTGAATTTGTTCTTCAATCTGATTATGTAAATTATCCATTAGTTGCAATTACTAAAAGATCAGGAAATGGCAGTAATAGTATAACTATCCCTACTTCTTTCAAAGCAGATTTTTTAATATATTATGGTGTATTTATGTATAGTATATCAAAAAAGATTTATAGTATAATATTAGATAATGAACAAATTCATGGCTCAAACTTAAATATTAGTGCTACTTCTTCTCAAATAAAAATTGTTTTTAATTCTGTGGGCGAATTTACTGCTAATAGATTTAATTCAGGATTAGGTAAATATTGTGTATATATTGTAGGGGTATCATAAAATGAAAATAATTAATTTAATACCAAATGAAAATGGATCGTATGAAAACTCCACTTGGGAACAAGATTGTCCGGTCCCTGATGGATGGGCAGTTATTTCAGACAATATTTCTATTCCTGACTCTTTTCCTTTTGTAAAAATTGAATTTAATGAAAATAATGAGATAATATCATTATCAGAAATTCCTTTGCCAGATGATATTATAAAAGAATATAAAAATAAAAAGAAATCTATATTTTCTAAAAGATGCTCTAAAGAAATAAAAAATGGAATTGATATTGTTTTATCTGACCAGACAAAGAAGCATTTTTCTTTCATGGAAACTGACCAGTTAAATATTTTATCAGCTTATTATAATGTTAATTATGATAAAAACAATGATAATTATTTATATCATGCTGATGGAGAAGATTATGAACTATATAGTAAAGAAGATATAGAAACTATTTTTACAAAGTTGAATGAAAATAAAAATAATATTCTTTTACGTTATAAAAAACTTTGTGCTTATATAGATACATTAAATATCAAAGAAGATATAGATAATGTTGATTATGACATGGATATATTATAACAAGAGGTAATTATGATAAATTTTGTGAATAACTTCCCTTCACTGGGGGGGGGATATTGTTTATATTAATAATACAATAGGCAGTCAAAAAAAATCTTTTATTCTGGGATTCGAGCCAAAATATGCAATATTAAATTTTTATATACAGATTTATGATAACGTGTGGAAGTATTTAGGGTCTTGTACGGTAAACGAAAAAATTAATTGGTTGGGTAAAACCTCGATAATGTTTTCTACAGATAATACAGCTGTGCAGTTTAATGATATTAGTTTTCAAGAGGACGATTTATTTAAAACAAAAGCTCTTGTTATAGATCAATATACAGATTATTCTAATATCTATGTACAAGGCGTTGTTTTGGGATAAAGAAAACTTTAATAATAAGGAAGATGAAAAATGAATGAATTACTTTTTATAATATTGGGTAATTTAGAAAAAGTAGGTATTGGGTTATTAATGTTTATAGGCGCTTATTTAGCTAATATGGGCCTTGGTGCTTGGAAAAGTATTAAAATTGATAAAGGAACTTTTGATTGGAAAAAAATAGGGAATAGTTGTGTGAAATTCTTAGTTTTAGGAATATGTATAGGACTATTAACTATTGTAATAACTATTGTTCCTTCTTTTGCAACTTGTATTGGTATTGATATAGGTGAAGAGGCTTTAACTGCTTTTGATAGCTTAGTAATAGTTGGTGCTTTTCTAACTGCTACTATCCATTATTTAACTGATGCTATAAATAAAATTAAAGATATTTTTAAAGTATAAATACAATTAAATAAACGAAAGGGGGGTAATAAGTGACAATAGAAATAATAGGAACAACAGTAAATATCACAGGGAATAAAGTTATAGGATTTGCTTTGAATAATTTAGTAGATCATTTTGAAGTAACTGTTGATACTTCTGCCGATTGGTTTTATCAATTAAAAATTTATATGACTAAAGTTGATAAATATAATATTATTAATTTGGACCGCAATGGCAATGTTTTGTCTGTTGATTTAACAAGACACATGTTGCCTTTTGGTGGAAGATATGTCATGCAATTTGTAGGATATAATGATGCTCAAACTTATCAAACAGAAACTTTTGAGGTCTGGGTAACTGAGTCTATTGACCCTTATTGTGCTTATGATCCTGTCCCAACAGAGTTTTATCAAATAGAGGCGGAAATAAGAGAGTTATATGAAGAATTGAAAACTGGAGACTTTTTAGATATTACGGGTATTAATGGAGGAGACGCTTTTTCTCCTGTAAAATATCCGATAGGTATAAATGGCGGTAACGCCTTTGAGTCTGCATAAAAGGAGTGAATATATGAAAAGTGAATTAATAACCAGAATTCAACTAAAAAATGATACTGAAGCTAATTGGTTGACAGTAGCTGATAATTTTGTTCCTTTAGTTGGCGAAGCCTGTGTTACTAATGATGGAGAAAACAAAGGTAAATTTAAGATTGGTGATGGAACCAGTACATGGGGGCAATTACCTTATGTTGGAGGCGCTGGTGGTGGTTCAATAGAATTACCAGTGGATGCCAGTCAAGTAGATTTTTCTCAGGATTTAGTTTTTACTGAGCCTTTTGGCAAATATGAACCTGTAAATGGCAAAGTAACTGTGCCTGCTAATGGAAAAACTTTATTAGAAGTATTATTAGACGCTTATGCTGAAGATGTAAATCCTACTATTACACAACCTTCTGTGTCTATTTCTTCTACGCAAGCTGGCGCTTATGAGGTTGGTAATAAGGTTACACCTGCATATTCTTTAACTTTTAATCCTGGCAAATATGAGTTTGGACCTGATACTGGTGTAACTGCAACTGATTATACTGTTAAAGCGGGGGAAGAGACAGTAAAAGGGCAAACTGGAAGCCTGAAAGAAGTAGAAGTAATTGATAATATTAATTATTCGTTCCAAGGTGAAGTAACTTATACTGAAGGTGCTATTCCTTTAACTGCATTAGGACAAGAGTATGAGGAAGGAAAAATACAAGCTGGCACTAAAGCAAGCTCTACATTAAAAATTACTGGGTACAGAAATGGATTTTATGGAACTCAAGATTCTATAACTGAGTTAGATTCTACTAATATTCGTGCTTTATCTGGTAAGAGTAATAAGGCGGTTACTACTGGTGCTGTATGGAATATTTCCATTCCTGTCGGTGCCAAGAGAGTTATTTTTGCTTATCCAGCAACTTTAGCAGATGTTAGTAGCGTACAGGATGTTAATGGACTAAATGCAGAAATCAAATCTTCTTTTACTAAACAAACTGTATCTGTAACTGGCGCTAATGATTATAATGGTATTGATTATAAAGTGTATTATTTAGATTATGCTAATCCTAATGATACTCAAAATACCTATAAGGTAACTATTTAATAGAAAGGGAGTGTAAAAATGGCTGTTGAAAGATTACCTAAATTAAATTTTAGTATTCCTTTTGCAATGACTTCTGCATTACCTTTAGATGCAAATAGTTATTTTGAGAGTTTAGAGGCTGCTATGACTGCCGCTGAAAGCGCAGAGCAAGCTGGTAGTTCTGCTACACAATATTATTTTGGACAAAATATCATTGTAGTAGAAGATAATGAAGCCACATTATATATTATTCAACCTGATAAAACATTAAAACCTGTTGGTTCTGGTGCGGCCGCTGATGTTGAGGTGGATGGTAAATCTATTACTTCTTCTGCCGGGATATTAGCATTAAAAGGATTTTCTTCCGCTTTAGTTAATCAACAAGTCAGAGTTGGAGAAAATGGGGATTTAGAATGGTTTACGCCAGACGATTCTGCTGTTGAGAATTTACAAACAGAAGTTGAACAATTACAAACTGCTGTTGATGGAATTAATACAGAATTAGTAAATAAAGCTGACACTAATGATGTATATACCAAGACTGAGACTGATGCTAAAATTGAGGCTGCTATTTCTGGAATATATACTCCTGTTGGTTCCAGTGATTTTGCTAATCTTCCAACTCCTGGAGCGGATAATTTAGGCAATGTAATTATTGTTAATGATGGATTTACCACCGATGATAAATTTGTTACTTCTGGGCAAAAATATCCGGCAGGCACTAATGTTGTAGTAGTCAAAACAGGTTCTGATCCTGATACTTATAAATATGAAATTTTATCTACTTCTGTTGATTTAACTGATTATTTAACTAAAACAGATGCTTCTGCAACTTATTTAACTAAAGCAGAAGCAGAGAATAAAGTAGATAAGAAAACTGGGTACAGTTTAGTTCAAGACACTTTAATTACTAAATTAAATAATCTCGCTGATATTAAGTCTGTTTCTAACGAGTTTTCTTTAGGCGAAGAAGGGGAGTTAAATTTAGTTTCTGTACCTCAGAATAAAGTAACTGGTTTAGTTGATGATTTAAATAGTAAGGTTGATAAAGTAGCAGGTAAGGGATTATCTGCAAATGATTTTACTAATGATTTAAAAACTAAATTAGATGGTATTGAAGCTGGTGCTCAAATTAATGTGCTTGAATCTGTTAAGTTAAATGGTCAAGCACTTCCTGTTTCTGAGAAAGCGGTAGATATTCCTATTGCTTCTTCTACGGTATTAGGTATAGTTAAAGGTACTAATGTTGAGAATGGTGTTGGTATAAATGGTGATGGCACTATGGTTATTAACAAATTAAATGTGAACAAATTAGTTCAGACCGAAGGAGACGAACTAATTCTAAATGGTGGAAATAGTAATTGAACATAAAACTTGGGGGGGGGCATAAATTATGGCTACTAAAGAATTTAAAGCAAGATTAGTAAATAAAATTGATACTTATGCAAATTGGACCAGCAATGACCCTGTATTATTAAAGGGTGAAATTGCTATTGTAGATGTTCCTGCCTCTACTGATGTAGTTCAGCAAGAGCCTGCTGTGCTAATGAAGATAGGCGACGGAACGAAGAAGTTTAGTGAACTGCCTTGGATAAGCGCCAAATCTGCTGATGTGTATTCTTGGGCATTAGCACCTACTAAACCTACTTATCAAGCGTCTGAAATTGAAGGATTAGATGCTTATATTTCTGGGAAAGTAGAGGATACAGATACTCAGTATCAATTAGTAAAAGTTAATAATACTACTTTCAAATTACAGTCCAAACCTTTAAATGGGTCTTGGTCTGATGTAGGCGATCCTATTACTGTTGTATATACTTTAACTACCGGCACTACTAATGGTACTGTTGAATTTAATGGGACTGATGTAGCTGTTGCAGGGTTAAAATCTGCTGCTTATCAAGAGTCTACTGCTTTTGATTCTGCCGGCGCAGCTGCTGCTGCTCAATCTGCTGCGGAAGAACACGCAGGCACTATTGTTAATGAAGCTAAAATTGATTTAATTGGCACTGGAAGTGTAACTTCTACTACAATTAAAGGGGCAGTGCAAGAATCCAATACTTATACTGATAATCAGATTGCAGCCAAAATAGGTGCTGTTTATAAACCTGTTGGTAGTGTTAAGTTTTCTGAGTTGCCTTTAGAGCTTACAAAAGCTGAATTAGGCAATGTTTATAATGTGACTGATGCTTTTGAAGCCGATGCTCGTTTTGTCACTGTCGAGGTGGGAGAAAATTATCCCGCTGGGACGAATGTAGCAGTAATTGAAGAAAATAAATCATATTATTTTGACGCTTTAAGTGGAGTAATTGATTTAAGTAATTATTATACTAAGACTGAAACCGATCAGCAAATTACTACCAAGATTGGTAGTCTTGATAAGGCTGATAGTGCTGTTGCTAATCAATTTGTAACCGTTGTTTCTCAGACTGATGGTATTATTAATGTAACTCGTGCTGCTATTACTGAGGCGGCAATTCCTACTTTAAGCCAATCTAAAATTTCTGGTCTTGAAACTGCTTTGTCCGCAAAGATAGATGCTTCTGTCGTGAGTCAGATTGGTAAGACTGGTAATATTAATGATGCTACTCAAATAGAGGGAGACTATTTAATTATTAATTGTGGGACTTCTTCTGATGTAATCTGATATTGAATTAAATAGAGAGAAGGTTTTTCCTTCTCTCTATTTAATAAAAGGAGATTTTATGGCTACTAAAAAATTAGATAGTAGAATTCAAAATAAATATGATACAGAACAAAATTGGACTACTAATAATCCTGTATTATTAAATGGAGAGTTAATTATTGTTTCCAAAGAAGATGGAACTATTGGATTTAAAGTTGGGGATGGGGTAAAGAAATATAGCGAATTATCTTGGGCCACTTCTACAAAAAATATATCTACTGAAAATAGCGAAGGAACTTCATTAAGTTTGTCTGATTATTTGAGCAGAATGCCTCAAAATGATTTTAGTCAGATGAAGTCTTTCAAAGAGTTAAGCATAACTGATCTAAATAATGTTATAACGCCAGGTACTTATGTAGGGGCTTATTTTCCAGATATCGGGTATAATACTCCAATTCAAAATGTTCCTTCGATGATTTCGAGGAATGATTCAGGTTCTGATAATTATTTATTTAAATTAAATGTTTATTATTATAAAACTCTTTTAGAGGGCAGTTCTTTTTATTTATATATACAAGAGTATCAAAATTTATTAAGTACTGATTTAGGACAGGATCCAATTTATAAATTTTATAGATCAGGTTATGGGCAAGATACTATTACATGGGGTGAATGGGATTTTACTTCGGATAAAAACGTTTTTACTAAACAAAATGATAAATATATTCCATTAGCCAATTATTTAGAAGCTGTATTAATTTCTTTTCAAAAAGAAATTGAGGGAACGGACGGGCAGGTAATTGTAAAAGAAGGGACTATTCCTGGGGAAGTAAAAGCTATTGACGCTCCTTGGCTACCTATTGCTGGTGGGACTTATGAAAATATGGCTACGCCTTTTGTGTTAAATATGACTGATAATAATACAAGTGACAGGACTTATCAAGCAGTTTTAGGATTTGTTAATGATGCTAATAAATACTCTTCTTTTGCGTTAGGGACGCAAAATTCATCTGGTTTATCACAAATCTCGGGGCAGTCACAAATTGAAACCAATAAGTTTGTTAAAGTAGATTTATTAGCTCGAGATGGTGGTCACGAAACTGTATTAAGAGTATTAACTACCGGAGGTACAGGAAAAATAATGGTTTCTGATCCTATTGAGCCTTTTGGCTCAGATGGTAGTGTTAGAATTCAGTCTCAATCTGGTGATTATTGTATTCAAGTTCAGAATGAAGGTATTAGTTTAGAAACTAATGGGGTAGTATTAGGTATAAACGAGTCACAATTAATTATTGCTGACGGTGCTACTAATGCTTATAATATTAATGGTAGTGCAAATGGCTTGGAAATTACAGGGTTAAAAGAACCAAAAGAATATAATCAACCAGCTACTAAACAATATGTAGATAATTTGATAGGCTCGGGTGGTAGTAATTATTCAAAAAGTAAGACAAGTAGTTTCAATGCGATACCTATTTTGGCCTCAGGTAATCCAAGTGGCTATCAATATTATATAGATGAGACTGTATCAGGCATGACAAGTAGTATTAATCCTTTAGTATTTCCTAATTGGTCAACTTTATCAGATATGACAACATATCAGGATGATTGGAATAAAATTACTGCAATAGAATCAAAAGATAATGTATTAAGATTTTATTTTGCTGATGGTTCTACTTCAGTAAATATAAAATATATAGTATATTATTAAGAAGGAGAGATATGAATGAGTTTAATTAAGGACCCTTCCGGCTCTTTTTATTTAGAGAGCGATCAATTTAATGTTGATTACGAGGAAAATTCTATTAAATTCGTGGGCGAATCAGGAGAAGGTGCGACATATACGGCAGGAGAAGGTATAACTATTTCTGGAAATACTATTTCTGTCGACCAAGAAAAAATTCCTACAAATACAAGCATGGGAGAAGCTATAAGTAAATGTTTATCTCTTGACGGTGGTATTATGAATGCTGATGCTAATATTCAAGCTACTGATGAGATTATAATTACTTCAACTTCTGGAAATAACACTTGTAGTTTAGGGGTGACTGCATCGGGTGCTGAAATTATTAATACTAATGATAGTGTTACTTCCAGTGTAAGAGCTACATCAGGTAGCATTGAACTTAAAGCTAATGATACTATTATTTCTTTAACTTCTGAGAATATAGATTTAAATGGAGCTAACTTAAATCATGTAGGTAGTATTAGCGGTAATACTACTGAAATCGCTGTAGAGACCGATGTGGATTTAAATAATCATAAAATTACTAATTTAGGTGCTCCTACGGAAGCTAATGATGCGATGAATAAAGCGACAGCAGATGCTACTTATGCTACTAAGGCTGAAATTACCAATTTTATTACTAATGATGAACTTCCTGTTATTGCGACTATGAGCGTTGCTGGTACTGTGAAACAGGCAGAAGCTGTTAATGATGCTACAGATGATGCAATTAAGACAATTAATGAATTATTAGCTAATTTACGTAAAGCAGGCATTCTTTATGAAACTCGATAATGGAGGAATGGCATAATGTTTACTCCTAAATGTGGTGGAATTAAATTAAATGAAGATATCTTTAAAGAGATAAATGGAGTTATTACTTTATCTACTGAATCAGAAGTTCATGATCCTGTGACAAGTTGCGGGCAATTATGGGACTCTAATATTTTTAGCGTAGGCAAAGTTGAAGATAGATATATAATTAGTATGGCTACCAGACATGAAGAGATACCTCTTGGTAGTTTAATAAAAGCAAATTGTTCTATTCTTTGTGATGGGCATTATTTCTCTGTGGATGAAAAAGGCGTATTAAATTTTACAGAGAGATATCTTTTAGAAGTGTTGGTATCAGATGTATATGGGAATATTGTTCCCGGATGTAAAATTACTGTTACTAAAGGAGAAGAACAAATAGAGCCTTTTGCTGAGGCAAATAATATATTTCCTCTTGATGAAATTGATGGGGAATATACTGTTAATGTGAGTGCTTCTGGATATGTAGCACAAGAAGTTCAAGTAACGGCAGATGAAGATCAAATACTCACAATAACATTAGCGCGAGAATAAGAAAAAAGACTGAGATTAAGTTCTCAGTCTTTTTTTTTACTTTTTTATATAATTATATTTGTTAAAAGACAAATTCATTATTATTAAAGAACCCTTCTAATAAGTAATAAAAAAATATCATATATTCTATAAGTGCATCTGGGTCTTCATTGATTTCTGTAACCTCAAAAACGAAGCATTCTTCTCCTGATATTGCGTCAATAAGTTCTATTGCTAATATGTTTTGAGGTTCGTTATAATGAAAAGTGGGGTATATCATATTTTATTTGTTGTCCCAAATCCTCCACGATCTTTATCATATAGTTCTTTGACTTCTGTTAATTTAATATCAGGCATTTTAGGCAATATTCTAAATTGACAAATTCTTTCGTTACATTTAATGACTGCTTCTCTTGTGGCATAAATAGGCAACCTCCAAATGTCATTAGGTCCACAAAATGATTCATCAATTATTGCCATTGAATTAACTTGAAGAAAACCCCAATTACGGAAAGAAGAAGAACGTGGAACAATATGAGCCTCATATCCTTTAGGTAATTTCATAGAAACACCTAAATCTATTGAATAATATTTTCCAGGATAAAGATTGTAAGTTTTGGCGGCTCTTAAATCTATCCAATCTCCCTGTTCAATTTTAGAGATTTTCTGTACATTATCATAATGATATTTTATTTTTATTTCTTTCATTTCACTACGCCAATTTCAAATAGATATGGATTATCATAATCATGTGCGATATTATTAACAATATAAGATTTGTTATCAACTATTAATTCATGACCTATACTTGGAATATATGGCATTTTACGGAAAATATAGCTTTTAAGCCATTTTTCTTTAATCAGATCACCATAATTGAGAAAAACTCGGATTCTATAAACAGGCCGTTCTTTTTCTATTTTTTCCGTTTTTATCTCATGTTCTTCCGAATCTTTTGCTTCCATTGTTACTTCTTTTATTTTATTGATGTGATATATTTCTCCATTTGTATATAAATATCCGTTTAAGAAGTTAGTCCCCATTTAATATGTCATCTCCAATGCTATTTCTTCACATTTTGTTCCTGCATAATCAGGCTCTAATGTATAATAAATATCGCTAAAATGATTTTTAAGAACAATATCCAATGTTTCACAAGCAGAATCATATTGATTTTTAATAAGATTTGCTTGTTCTATAATATCTTCTATATAACATTCATCAACATCAATATCTAATACATGATAATGACTTGATGTTTCTTTAATTATTGCTTTCAATGATTTTAATTTTCTCCTTTTTTAATAACATTAATATTTCGTATAACCATGTATTTTTTTCATAATTTTCTTGAATTTCTAAAATAGAATTTAAGATATTTTTATTACTGATTAAAATTAATTGTTCTTTTGCTCTTGATAAAGCCACATATAATAAATTTCTGGATAATATTTTTTTATGCTCAGATTGAATAATGGTGATAATAGCTTTAGCAGAAGCGCCTTGTACTTTATGAATAGATATAGCATAAGCTAATAAGATATGATTTAAGTTTTCTTTTTTTATCAAAGCTAAACCATTATTAAATTCAATTACCAATGAGTATTGATTTTGATTGTCGCATCTTATTTCTCTAACGTATCCAATATCTCCATTCATACAAGGCTTATCAATATAATATTCTATCTCATTTTCATCATATTCGATATATGGGATAAAATAATTATTTTTTGTATTAATTACTTTGTCTCCAATTTTGAAATATATATCTTCATTTTTAAACAATGATCGGCAACATTTAGAAGCGATATTATTATTATATTTTTGTTGAATTGTTTGATTAATTTTGTAAGTTCCTAATGGACCAATATTGAAAGGAAGTAAAATTAATATATCTTTATATGTATATCCTTTTTCTATTAATCTATCATATTGTTCAATTAGTACGGAAATTTGTTCATTATAATTTTGATTTTCAATATATACAAAGTCATTGTATTGTTCATTAATATGGTTAATATTTCCTTGTCTAACGTCAGTAGATATAGTGGCGATACCGCCAATCCCATATCTAAAAACTTTTGTTAATGTAACATTAGGGATAATATTAGCATTTAACATATCTTGTAAAACATTACCGCAGCTTATAGATGCTAATTGAGCATTATCACAAATAAAAATTAAATTGGAATCAGACGGAATAGTTCTTAGTAGATCAGCCAATAAATTGACACCGACCATTGAAAATTCGTCTATAATATAATAATTGGTTGGTTCTTTTTCTTTGGCTAAATACATGTGTATTGTAGAACTTTCTCGACTTGTAGCTTCTTTTAGACGTGTAGAAGCGATACCAGTAGGAGCTAATAAAGTATAAGAAAAATTATAATATTCTAACATACGGACAATAGCTTTTGTTGTTTGGCTTTTACCTGTTCCTGCCGGGCCATTTAACATAACCACTTTATTTCCGCTTGCTATAAGTTTTAAGAAATTGCATTGTTCTTCCGTATAGTCGAAATTTTCTTCTTCATTTTTCTTAAATTGATCCCAATTTATACAGATATTATTAAAAGAATTGGTTTCAACTATTCTATCAACAATATTTTCTGCAATATAAACTTCGTTTTCCCATGTTGTCATTTTAGAAGTATATAAAGTTTCTTTGTTATAAAAAATTTTGGGATTATTTGTGATAACTTGTTTGGCATAATGATATGATTGAGGAACAAGCTCTTTTAAAACAGAAAGTAGTAATGGTATTTTAATTTTAGTATCTCCATTATCTTCATTTTGTTTAAGAATCTCTAATATTCCATATTCGCATCTATAAAGACTATCTTCAAAAGCAGGAATGAGATTTAACACCATGCGATCTGCTTTAGAAAAAGAATAATTCAATAAATCAATATAAATATAATAAGGATTTTTTTCAAATTCTCTTTCAAAGACAGAAGTAGATTCATATTTTTTAATGATTTTATTAATATCGCCCCCTGTTTTAATACCGTATTTATTCAAAACAGGAAAGAAAATAATACTAATACAATCTTTTTTTATTTTTTCAATATATGAATTTAATCGTTTTTCACCTACATTATAAATTTTTTTGTAATTGATATCATCAATTTGGTCATTTAAAACTTTTTCAACAAAATTAGGATAAGCCTTGTTAATATTTTTTGCTTGTGAGAGCTCCATAAGCCTACATAAAATTTCTAATTCATATTTAGATTCAACATGAATACCACTTGTAGTATCAATTCCATCATACATAAGCATTAAATAAGAATTAGGATATTTACTATTCTCTGCTTTTTGTATGATTAAATGAGCCTCTTGATTAAGAATTAAGCTACCAAGATTTTCTCCAGATAAAGTAAAACTATTATATTTAGATAATTCCATTTCTTCGGAGGAATCTATGTATTTACAGGATAATACTTTATAGTCATCACTCGTGTTTTCATATAGAATTTTTTGTGGAATACAATGTACTTTAAGCATATTTTTTCCTCTTTTTTTTGCTCTGTTTATAATATAAAGGTTTTTCATAACCTTGTCAAGAGGAAAAACGTTTTCTTTTAATTATTTTTATTGTATTCCTTTAATCTGTTTAGAGTATCTGAATCTGTAAGAATATCTTGCAAATTACATTTAAGAGCATTACAAATTTTTAATAATGTTGATAATTTCGCGCCGTTAATATCTCGGGCTCCTCTTTCATAATCTTGTAAAACACGCACAGAAATTTCAGCTTTAGACGCAAGTTGTGATTGCGACATATTAGCTTTCATTCGCATATTTTGCAATTTTTCGTTTTTGTACATGACCTTTATGCTAATATTCATGTGTTGGGCCCCCTTGACATTTTTATATTTTATCAGTTATAATAAAGGTGACGGGCGGGGATACCCGCCACCATATTTGTTAGGGCTGTTTGTTCTTTTTATTAGGCTTTATGCTGATTGTGATACGCTCTACCGATTCACTTTCTAATGCCTTTTTAAGAAGTTCAAGCAGTTCTTTTATTTGCTCTTCGGTCAATCTTCGCACCCCCTTTCTGATGGTGCTATATTCTCCTTTCATTTTACTTGGCTTCCCCTTGCCTGTGATTCTATTATACGACAAATGACGTATAAAGTTAATAGTTTTTTTAGGGAAAAAAAATAAACAGAGGACTATTATAAAAGAGTCCTCTGTTTATAATATTTTGTTTTTAAATTGTTTGCCTATCGCTTTGAATAATAATTTCTCCGGTTTGATTATTGATAGAACAAATTTTTTTTACTTTTTTGTTATAGATTGAGTTTTTATAAGTTTTTATACGAAAATCATTTAAGCCCATACGATAACCAGTTAAAATCAAAGTTGTTCCTCTTCTGAACCAAGAAGTTTCTATTATATTTTTCCCTTTGTTATCATTTATATCACTAATTTGAGCTTTGTAATAAGCATAATCAGTTTTATCAAATTTGCATTGAATTACTTTATTATTAATATCAAGAATAGTAACTAAATGATGATTGTCAATTTTATCAATAACTGTTCCAGCAATTTGATATAATTCATATTTTTTCCATTCTCTTTTTCCATATTTTTCAGTATAAAATACAGGAGATAAAGGAATATCATCAAATAAAGAAATATTATATTCTTTTCTATTAATGTTTGATAATTCATGTTGATTGGAATAAAATCCACATGATTCAATAGACCAATGATTTGTATCTTTATTATCTAACATATTTGAATAACAATATATATATGCTTTATTTTTATATTCTCGCATAAAAGAAGGATCAGAAATATAATCTTTTAAAGATTGCATCTGAGAAGAAACAACTTTTTCTAAAGATTTGTCAACTATCAAAGTTAAATCATCTTTTTGTAACCAATCTATATTTTCTTTCATCTTTAATTTACAATGTTTTTCAAAGTATTTTAGAGCTTTATTATCTAACCAATATAATTTCTTTGTCTTAAAATTAGGATGCTGTCCATATAAAAATTGCTTATTAATTACATATTTTTTGAAATAATAAGGCTCGATAATATTTTTCGGTATATTGCATTTAATTCTTAATATTTCTGGAAGATTAGACATTGTTAATGTATCTTTAATAGGAGTAGATAATATAACATATTGTTTCATTATTATTGTTCGGTCTGAATTAAATTCATCAAAACAACCTGCTTTAATTAATTGAATGAATTTGCTATGTGTAATTAAACTACCATCATAACAATTTTTTTCATAAAAGTCTTTGAATGAATTATAAGGTCTATTTTCAATAATTTGTTGACAAATGTTGATATTAATTCCAGAAATTCCTATAAGGCCAAAATATATTATGTCTTTTTCTTCCGAGGGAACATAATCTATATCAGAATTATTAATAGAAGGAGGTAATACATTTATACCAGATTGTTTCATCTTATATATGGCTTTTGAAATTTCTGCATAATTAGTATTACCAATTTTTTGTGTACCATCTTCATTGTCTTTAAGTCCCATAGATTCAACAGAAAGACAACCACAATTCCAATAAACCTTAGGATAAAAATAATTTAGATTAAGTTCTTGAAGAGCTACAATAGAATAGCTATATGAATGTAGTTGAGAGACCTTAATGTTAGCTACATATTTCTATGTAGAGCAGACTATATCTTTACCCATCTATAAGATTAGGGTAGTTTGCGCTCAAACGGTAGTCAATTTCCGTTCACTTAGTCGTTGCACTTTTTATAAGAAGTTAATCTTTCTTTAGCGATATCAAAATATTGTTTATCAAGTTCAATTCCAATAAGATTCCTATTTGTGTTGATACAGGCTATACCTGTGGAGCCAGAACCCATGCAATTATCAAGGACTAACATTTCTTCGTTCGTATAAGTTTTAATAAAATACTCAAGCAAAGCGACGGGTTTTTGAGTAGGATGTAAATGACAAGTTTGTTTGTCAGAAGCAAAAGTGATGATACTTCTTGGGTATCTGTCTGTTTCTCCTCCGCCTGATATTTCTTGTTTCATATATCCATATAGTTCTGTATTGTTTTGAGTTTTAATATATTTAGTATATGAATGAATGGGTTTATGACCAGTTGTTTTTTGTGGATTATAAATTGGCAATTTTTTATAAAACACAAGAATATTTTCATGTGCTTTCATCGGCATTTTCTTTGCATTAAGATGACCTGTTGCCTGTGTTTTTTCCCAAATCCATTCATATTTAAGCATAGATAAATTAGATGATCCAAGAACTTTGTCAAAAGGAGTTTGAGCAAATAAAAGAATTGGGGCATTATCTTTGATTATTCTATTATATTGATTCCACATAGCAAATAAATCAATAGGAGTATCCCATTTACATTTAGTTATACCATAAGGTAGATCACATAGAATTAAATCAATAGATTTATCTGGAATTGATTTCATTACTTCTAAACAATCGCCGTTATATAATTGCATATTAAAACCTCTTATAACTTAGCACAGAATCACCTTGCTGTTTCCAGTTTAGGCTTTTTCTGTTAGCATGAATATAATTCACACACCTGTTGACCAAACAGTTCACAAACTTCACTTATAATATTACTATTATAAGGCGCTTAATTAAATAACCATGCTATATAGTTTAGGTTAAATATTTTTAACGAATATCCCATACTTGCTGCGAATACTACATTCCATATATAATCTAAAAATACTTCTCTTGTTCCAATTTTTCGTCCATATTCAAAAAATTGTTGTTTAGCTTCAGCTTGGAGTTTTTCATCTTTTTTAGCGATAGATTTTCTTAATTTATTTGCTTCTTTTAAGCTATATCCAGATACTTCTGAGTCCATACTTAGACGCATAATTTTTTCTTGACTATCTGCCAATCCATAAGCATCAGCTAAATATTTCCAAAGAATTTCACGCTCTTTATCATTCAATCCAAAATTTTTAGTATCTTCTATCCATTCTTGATGATTATTTTTATATTTAATATAAGAATCAATAGGTGTAATAGAACTATTTTCAGGTTGTAATCTTAATAAACTATTGGCCGCTGATAAATCCATTACTGATTTAGGTTTTGTAGCTTCCAGAGCTTTAACTGAAATAGGAGTGTCAAATTGAAATACTGAATAAATTGTAGGAATAATTTTCCACATTTCAGGATTATCATAATTTAATACGTCAGGATGTATCCAATTATAATAAGTTTCTTTCAAATTTTTCCCCGGTTTTATTTTATTGTATTTAACCAAATAATCTAAAGTTTTATGAATTTTATCAGTGCATGTAGTAGTTAGCATATCAAATTTAACGCAACCTACTTGTTCTGCATCAATTAAATCATATCCAGTAATTAAAGTTCCATCTGGTGATCTCATAGCGGATAGAAAATTGGTATAAGGTTCGTTACATATAATTATACCCGCAGCATGAATCCCTCTATTAGTTACAAGTCCTTCAATTCCTAAGCAAGTTTCTTGCAACTTAGGATATTTTTTCATCTCAGAGACTAATTCATATACTGGTTTGATTCCTTTTTCTTTATTACCAAATAAACAATCTTTTAATTTAGCAACTTTACCACGATCTACGGGAATCAAAGATTTTAAGTAACCTGCGATATCATTATTAATATCTAATCCTTTGCAGGCTTTTTGTATAGCAGTTTTAGAAGAAATTTTTGAAAAAGTTATAATATTTAATACTTTATCTTCTCCAAAATATTCTTTAATTTTTGCTATAATTGTTTTCTTTTTAGAGGCTTCTGAATCATTATCAATCATTGTGTTAGCTCATAGTTATGATTTTCTATGAGATCAGACTATATCTTCATCTCTATAAGAATAGAGAGGATGGCGCTGGACAATAGGAATTTCACCATAATGCCACTTAGTCGTTGCACCTTGCCTTTTGGCCTTGGCACAGTGTTGTCATAACCCGATTCAGTAGGCCAAGATTTTCACTGTTAGCATCTTTTTAGACACACCCCGCAAGTACGGGTTCACCATCTTGTTTTCTATATGTCACCATATAGCCAGACTATGTTGTTAATCTGGAAGCTCTGTTCCACGTTCGACACTTAAAAACCTCCAGAAAGGAAAGTAGTTTCCTAATGGAACAGGGTCAATTTGAGTAACTTCTAAAAGATAATTAGTTAATGACGCAGCACTACTACCACGAGCGGGCATAGCCAAACTATTTGATTCCCATATAAGATCAATAATTTTTGACATAGAAGAAAAATAAGAAGGAATAGAAGTATTCAGTTGTTCACTAATCAATCTAAATTGTTCAAATTCTTCATTAAGTCGAGCAATATATAATTGTAAATCTTTTCCTTTATCTACTATTTTAGATTTTAATCCTTGTTCCACTTGATAAAAAAAATATTCTTCCCATTTGTTATTGTTTTTATTAAGAGCATAATAAGCAAAATCAGGATAATTTTTATAATATTCTTTGAACCAATGCTGAATAGTAAATGAATCTGGGATTTTTTCTTTTGGAATTTGAGGAATAATTGGATCATGATTAAAATTATATCCTTTTATTCTATTACAAATTTCTAAAGACCATTCAAACATTTGTTCTATTTGTTCATCTGTAAAATCTATACACAAATGTTCTCGAAGATCATCAGGAGACATAAGATAAGTTGTTGCATAAAATTCATCAACTTCTCTATCTCCTTCTTGAGAATTTAAATAAATTTTATGAATAAAAGCATCTTCTTTTTTAAGATAATGTGAATCGGAACTCGGAATAATTTTTATTCCTGTAAATTCATGACCTTTCCACATTAATCTATTGACTTTACTTTGATCGCAATTTGCATCTTTAGGAGGTTGAATTTCAAGATAAATATTATCTCTCCCAAAAATATTTATAAATTTGTTTAATTCTCCATTTTCTCCAAATGCTTTTTCCCATTTATTGTCCAATAATAATCTGCTAATTATTCCGCCCAAGCAAGCTGTCGAAGCAATAACATGTCCTTGATTGGGTTTAATAATTTCTTCTAAATCTGAATAATATGTAGGACAACGATATATTCTTCTTTGTTTCCAACTTCTTTTCCAAGCTCTTGTAGAAAGTTCTCGAAGTTGTTTATATCCGTCATTATCTAAAGCTAATAAAATAAAATGACAGTACGGATATGTATTATGATGTTCTTTATTTATCTCATCCCATTCTTCAGGAACAAGATAAATTTCATTGCCTAATCCTAATGTAAAAGAACGATCTTTTCCCATAGAATTATAATAATTAAGTGCTTGAATATGTCCACTTAATGATTCATGATCTGTTAAAGCTATTCCAGGCAATCCTAAATCATAAGCTCTCTGAATTAAATCGGGTACACGACAAATTGTATCTGGAAAACCAAGCCCTGCATTAGAGCCAATATCCGAATGATTGTGAATACTAAAGTAGCTCATAAGTTTTAACTCCCATATGTTCCATTATACTTCTTTCTTTATCATTTAATTTATCATTCTCCCATTGTCTTTCTACAACAAAGACTAAATCTTTATAATAACCATAAGATTTCAAATATAAAATCTTTTCTTTCTTTTTTATTTCTGTAATCAATAAGGTATATTTCATTTTTATATATTACCAATTACACGCCCAATTATTATTATCGTATAATGTTGAATTTTTTGTTGTGGGTACGATTTCCCATTCTTCAATAATAGCTTGCGGATATTTATTACCATTCCATTCATTAATAGATAAAGTGATAATAGCTTCGATTTTACAATCTTCTTTTTCTATTAGTTCTACATCTTCTTTTTTAGCTCTAAATTTAATAATATTTGTGCCATTTACATTAAATTTAATTGTTGTTGTTCTATTGGTGTAAATATTATAACTGTCATTTGAAAAAGTAATATAAAACTTTGGCTTTGTTATTTTAGCTGCTTCGCTACTATTCCACAAATCTTTATTATTCTCTATTATTTGGCATAAAGATTGAGTGATTTGTTTAGCTTCAATAATAGCAGACACATTCTTTTTTATAGAAAAAGTTTGATGATTGAACCATTCAACTAAATCATTCAATTTATTTTTTTCTAATTCAATTCCACATGCTTGCAAATGTCCTTGGCATAAAGCTAAACCAGTATCATTAATTTTATTAGCAATGTCTATTGGTGATCTTAAAGAACCTATATATTTATCTTGTGTTTCTCTAATAACTAAAGTGGTTTTATGATTTGTACCTGCAATTTTATTAGCAATTAATCCATTATAAACAGTTTCTTCATTAAAAGCAAAACCAATAATTACATTATCATATTTTTCTAAATTAGAGTTTAATTCTTTTGTCAAAGTATTCACAATTTTTCTTTGATTTTTGTGACAAAATTCACAAATATCTAATCCTTGAAAAATTGGTCTTTCTTCTACAAAACAATAGAAAAAATTATTCTTGTCTTCTAATGTTCCGGCTCTAAATACAGAGTTGATTTTAGGAGAGATAGACCAAGCTATATTATATGGACTTATATCTCTAAAAGAATATTCTTCAATCATTGCTTTTATCATTGGATTTGTTATATTATTAATTCCGTATTTAAATAAAGCATGATTTTCCAAAGATGTCATATTACACATATCAGTAACTAAACTAATAGCTACCATATCATAATATTGATTTTTAATATCAATGTCCATTTTTTGAGAATATGCTTGTATAAATTTAAATGTTACACCACATCCAGACAAAGCAGTATTCAAATTTTTACTTCTATGATGATTAATTACTATGGCATTAGAATTTATTTTTTCAATTTCATGGTGATCTAATATAATAACATCAACACCATATTCTTTAAGTAAATTAACTTGTTCAACGTCATTAGATGCAGAATCAGGACAAAATAAAAGACTGATATCACTTTGAACGATTTGTGAAATAATATTCTCTTGTTCATTTTGAACTAATCCATGTTGTTTTCCAATATGATTATAAATAACAATATCTTTTACATTCAAATATTTTTTTAAAAAAGAATATAAAAGGGCAGATGATAAAATACCATCAGCATCAGAATCAATAAGAATACCAATTTTTTCTTTTTTCTTAATAGCGTTTTGTAATCTTAATACTGCTTTATCCATATCTATATATTGAAATGGACTATCTACACAATTTAAGTCGGCACTTAAATATATGCCTACATCATTTACTCCACAAGATATAAGATAATCTTCTAAAAAATTGTTTGTTATTTCTGGTAATAATGCTTGTACTTCCATATTAATCTCCTTATGTATTTTATAATAAAAGAATAATTTATTCTTTTATTTTTTCATAACACCAACTGCCAGGACCATTTTCTGTGGAATAATATATATTTTTTATTCCCATTTTTTTTATTAAACCCATACATGCAGGACAAGGTCTGGCTATTCCATTTGACTCATCTCGTTTACTACGAACAATAAATAAATGTATTTTATTATAATTTTCTACATTTTGCTCTATGGAAAGAAGCGCATCAATTTCCGCGTGTAAAGTATTTCTACTTATTGAATCATTAGGATCGTAGCCTCTCAGTTCATTATATTTTTTTTGCAAAGGGCTGGTTTTATTTTCATAATTATGCCCCATACTAATAATTTTATTTTTGTATACTACTACGCATCCAACACGAGTTTTTTTATTATCACTCAATAAAGAAACTATTTTTGCATTTCGCAAATATTTTTCTATTTTCTTTTCAGGCAACATATCGTAATTGTTTACACCTCTTTTTTTTATTTTCTTTATTTAGATTGTACCAGTTTTTCTTTTTAAAATCAATTAGTAAATCATACAATTTTAAATAAAAATAAGAGGACTAAAAGTCCTCTTATTTTTATTTAAAATTAAATTAAATTCTTTCTACCAAGAACAGCAATAACTTCGTCTCGTTTCATAGGTCTTTCCGGACTGCTACCATCTACAATGCCAGCTTTCGTAGCCTTTGCCCAATGCCCTTCATTCTTAGACCAAGCAGGTTCATCCAATGTTTTAGCATGGAGTTCTGCTTTTTGCATGAGTTGATATGCCTGTTCATTAGTCATTTCAGAAATTAACTTTGCAATATCCATGGGCTCCTCCTCTCCTTCCAGCCGCCGATTGACTTCGGCAGCAATCTCTCCGTGCCGGTTGTATAGATAATCCCCGGGACAATTTCCGACAATGAAGGTTTTCCCGTTTTGCCGCATCAAGAAAAGGCCGGTTTTTACACTGACGCAAGAAACAGTAGTCTTTGCCTCAAGGTGATTGTTGCGCACCGTAGAAGACTCATCTTTTCCCAGTACGCAAAACGGAACATTACGGAAAGAAACACTGGAGCCGGTAACATTGCTCCCTACACCGTTGAGCGCAGCAACGGCACTTACCACATCCAAGTTGATACTGTCTTTGGAGGAATACAAAGACGCGCTCTCGCACCCATCCCACGAAAGGATTTCGTGTAGGAAAAGATTCGCTTGTTCTTGCGACAGTTCCAGCCATTTCCAGGTAAACTTTTTATCATGCAGGTACTTTTCACAAACGTCCTGCACAACGCTTATTCCGTCCTGATTGTAAATTCTGATTTTCGTGGACCCGTTTCCCTGAAGGGTTTCCCGGTAATCCAGTTTGACTTTCTCCAGAATCTTTTTCAGCCGGTGGATTTTTCGCTTTTTTTTCAAATGAAACTCTATGCCATAGTAGCTTTTGGCTCCATCCACCGTTCTTTCGTACATGTAGTGGCCATCGGCCTGCACTGCCACATAGAAAGAAATCATATCGTCTGTCAACGAAAGCCCATCAGCGCAACGATAGCCAGCTAAAGGAATATAAATCTGGCTTCCACTTCGCAGCAGGTTTTTATATTGTTCTACCCGATAAATTCCTTTGCTGCTTTGCTTACAGTAAACCATGCGATGATCCTTAGTTGCGGTCAGTCCATTGTTGGTGTAAGTGTCTTGCGTCCGATCATCCACTTTATCATAGATTTCCTCAAACGTAATCCGAAGATTTTCCAAATCGGCGCAAGCAATTTCATCGCCAACATCAACATCCGAAAGTTTTACCCACCCATTGCGCGTAAGCACTTCGCTGTCAGTAGGGAGGCATGCCTTGGCGGCGAACCACCGGTGAACAGTCATATTTTGCTTATTCACCTGGCCGATTAGGGATTTATCCCCTTTCCACAGCAGTTTCTTGATGCCATTTCTTTTACAAATATCTGTTACTAAATCTAATAATGCTGCATAAGCCTTATCTGATACAGGCCAATCTGGAGCACCACCATTATTAGCTACTTCAATAGTAACTGCCCTATTATCATTAGAAGCACTGGAAGTGCACCAAGAACGATTAGCTTCATCTACATACAAAGCAATTCGCCCATCACTTCCAATACCATAGTTACTACTGGCCTTGCGAGATGGATTAGCAAATAAAGCACCACAAGTTTCTACACTGGCATTGCCTGCCATACAATGAATAGTAATCGTATCAATTACATGATTCCGTTTTCCAGAGTGATTGGGAGAAAGTTTAGTATAACTAACAAGGGGACTATTACTCATCTTCGTCTTCTCCCTTTCCATTATTTATTTCTTCAAGCATGGTTTCTGGAACATCATCTTCTGAATGTATGACAGGGAAAGATTTATTTTCGTCTTTCATAAAAATCCCTTCTTACTTGAAAAGATCAGCTAATGTTTTTGTGTTAGATAGCATATAGGAACGCTGAATATCATTCCACTCGTCCATTTCCTTTTCCCAGCCGGTCCAGCCTTGCTGCTGCGCATACATGCGGGAGGCAATGTCTACATCTACGCCCTCTTTCTCGCTGATCGCCTTGATTGCCATGCGATTCGCATAAAAACGATTCTTCTTGTTCATAATACTTATTCCTTTCATAAATTATATTATTATATATGGAGTATTACTCCATTTTAATTTAATTATAATACTTCTTGATTGTCATAAAGCGTTTTATATTCATTTAATGTAAAGTCAAAAGGAGAGCATTTATAAGCGTTTTTAAGCCCAATATTATTATAAATAACAGAGACTTTGGCATAACCTTTGAATAATTTCCCTAATGAAAAAATTTTCTTTTCAAAGACATCATATTCTTTGTCTCCTATATTATGAAAATCATTATCTAAGGCTAAAATAACTTTATTTACTCCCATTTTTACAAGTTGATTTCTTCTATACAATCCTAATTGTGACCCATATAATGCCAATACATTACTATTAGTATTAAACCAAGTATCAGCTTTTAAAACGCTTTTTTCTCCTTCTACTAATATTACTTCTTTCTTTTTTTTTATCGCAGGCCAATTATAATATATGCCATAAAATTCATTGTTGGTATTAAATTTATAACACTTATTGTTGAATAAAATTAAAGGAATATACTTAGCATAATTTATTCGATCTGGATGTAAATTTCGACATCTTATACCAATTAAATTTCCATCTTTATTTCTACAAGGAATAATAATTTGATTAGTATAATCATAATATCGTATTTCATATTTTATCATTGATTGAATACTAATACCTTCATTTATCCATCCTTCATAATACGAATTAGAAAAATTCAAAAGGATAGAATCATCATATTCTTGAAAAATAGATTCATTATTTTTAAATCTTATAAATTTTTCTAAATTTGATTGCCAATTACAAACATTGGGTTTATTAATTCTTTGGACAGATTGACTTTGAATATTAGTACATTCTAAAATAAAATTAATAGCATCTAAAAAATTACTTTTTTTATTCAATAAATTTAATCGAACTTGACAAAGAGAAATAATATCATAAGTTCGACCAGAAGTATATCCTACATAAATTTTGTTATCTTTATAAAAAACTAATTTTCCTGGGCTACCTTTATAAGCATCTTTGTTTTTATCACCTGTCCAATAATTGATGGTAGTTTCTGTTTCGTTAAAAATTGGTATATCAAGATAGTTTAATATTTTCTTATGATCTTCTATTGTAAGTTTAGATTTGAGTATTTTAACATTAATTTGTTCATTCAAATTAAATACTCCTTATTATTATTTTACAAATTTATCTGTAAAATAACTAATTTCTTTTGCCAACTCATTAATTTCTCCATAATTATTTTGGGAATCAAAAGAAATTCTAATAGTACAAGCTGCTTCTTCATCTGTTAAGCCATAAGAATTTAATACTCTATAATCAGATGCTTCAGCACAAGCAGAATGTCCAGGACTAATATAAATTGCTTTGGTAGATAAATAATTGGTTAAAGCATCTGCATTTATTCCAGGAAGATAAATTGCATTGATAGCAGCAATTTTATTTGTATTTTCTCCTATAATTTTATACTCTATATTTTTTCTATTAAAAACTGTTTTTAATGATTTCAATAAATCTTCACTATAAATATAAGTATAATCATCTTTTATCAATGCTTCTGTCATAGCAAAAATCCCATTGACATTGGGAGTTCCTGGCACAAAACCATATTCATTATTACCGCAAATATTACCACCTAAATATTTTTGTAAACGGTCACTAATCCACATAAATCCAGTTCCTTGAGGTCCATTGAATTTATGTCCACTTGCAATAATTGCATCATAATATTCTTCTGCATTATCAGGTAATACCATGTGATGAATAGCAGCAGTATAATCCGCAATGACAAAAGTATTTTCCATTTTATGAATTAAAGGTTTTTTAATACCGGTAATATTATTTACTAATGTTTGTATTTGAAATACATAGGAAGTACATATTGGATTATCATATTGATAAAAAGATTCATGTTCATCACCGAAAATAAATACTCCATTTCCAACAACTTTAGAGTGATTAAACAATCTATTAGCTAAATCCGTTGAGCTATATCCAAAAATTACAATACCTTCATTTACATGAATATATTTTTTAATAATTTCTCTACATCTGTTCATTTCTTTTTGAGCTTTAATTCCTAAAGCATGATTAGCATGAGGATTTTTGAAAAAATCTTTCACAGGGACATAATAGCGAGATGTAGCAGCACTATCAAGATAAATCATTTTTTTAATATACCTCCTGCATTGCGTTTTATTTTGTTTGCTACTTTTTAATTAGTATATCTTATTTTTATTAGAAAGTCAATATTGAGAGCAGCATTTTTCTAAAAAGAAAAAACAGGGAAGGAATTTCCCTCCCTGTTGGATAACTTCGTTCGATCAGTTTTTATTTTACCGACGAGTCAGAACCGTCACTCGTCTCATGCAGAAGTTATCATTCCAGTCGTCATTGAGTAGTAACGACAAGCAGTTTTCGCATGCTTAGGCTTGAATATAAAGCTCTGATTTATATAGCGCCATCCAGCATCCAGCGCCACTCTCTGTTGGGTTTTTAATATTATATTATATTTTTTATAATTTGTCAATATTTTTTGCTTTATGAATTAAAAAAAAATTTATGTTGACTTTCCTCTTAGAATATGCTATTATAATAGCATAGAAAGCGTAACGTCGCACGCCCATACTCTAAGGTATGGTATCACGAGTAAGTTTTACCGCTGACCAATATGCGGTATATAAGTGGTTGGGTTGTAAGTTTTGCTCCCGCCATTTTCGGCGGGGGTATTTTTTCTCCATTTATATTGTTTAATATGTGATAGCGACCCTGCTTCAAAGGACTATTTTAATAAGTACATTGAATTGATGAAGAGTTTGGGGCAAGATACCGAGTATGAAGAAATTAAGAATATTGATAAGTTTTTCAATATTGAGTAAAAAAAATGTAATTTTATAT